AGTGATGCAGAGCAAAGTAAGTTAGCTGGAATAGAAACAGCAGCTACACAAGATCAGACAGCTAGTGAGATAAAAACACTACTACAATCTGACAAACTTACTTTATCTGAGATGAATACTACATCTCTAGATACTAGATATTTTACAGAAACTGAATTAACAAACGGTGCTCTTGACGGTAGATACTACACAGAGACAGAGGCTGAAGCTAAATTCTTAAGACAAGACAGTTCAGAAACTATTGCTAGTGGTGTATCATGGTCTAACTCGGATGCACATGTAGCTACTACTGCTGCAATTAACGCTAGAATTATTGACCTTATTGACGAGGTTGGTGGTTTTACAGCTATTGCAAACCAGACAAGTTTCCCGACAACAAACCCACAGGGAGCTACAGGACAGGCAGCTATATTAAGTATTGCAGCTACAACTGCTACGCTAACCCCTAGTGGTACAACAGTTACCATACCAAACGGTGCTGGCACAGGAAACACTGTGACTATTACAGGTGTACCTACAACTATACCTGTTGGATTTGGTTTTTTAGTAGAGTCAACATCTACAACACATACATATAGTTTTCATAGATTAGTACCTATAGCAACACAAGTTAATACTGTTGCACAAAACATAAATAATATTGTACAAGCTGGTATAAACGTAGCCGACATAAATAACTTTACTGATTTATATCAAATATCTAACTCTGCTCCTACACAAAGAGCTGATGGTAATTCATTACAAGTTGGTGACTTATGGTTTGATAATGCGAATGATACTTTAAGAGTTTACGACGGTACTAACTGGGCAATTATTTCTCCTAGTCAAACTGTTCTAAACGATATATCTATTGTATCTGGAGCTATAACATATCAAGAAGACTTAGGTCTTATAAGTGATGCTGTATCTACAGGCAGTTCTAATGGTTCGTTAGATATAGTTGCGGACGCTTTAGAAGATGAGATTACATTAACTGTAACTGTATCTGGAGGTAAGTTTTTAATAGATGGTGTATCAGCTCCTGCTTTGACATTGTACAAAGGCTGGACTTATACATTTGATGTAAGTGATAGTTCTAACGGTGCTCATCCATTACGATTCTATGCTAATAGTTCGCAGTATTCAACTGGAGTTACTGTTACAGGTACTCAAGGTAGTGCCGGAGCAAAGGTACAGATTGTAATACCAGAGAGTCAGCTTTCTAACTTCCAATATTATTGTACAAACCATAGCGGTATGGGTAATACCATAACTGTTAAGGATGACCCAATAAAAACAGTATCAGACAACGTAGTCAAAATTGTAGCTGTTGCTGATAACTCAAGTAACATAAATGCGGTACAAGCAAATGAATCAAACATTAACGCCGTACAAGCTAACGCTTCTAATATTAATGCTGCTGTTAGCAACGCATCAAATATTAATGCTGCTGTATCCAACGCTTCCGATATTTCAACAGTAGCTGGAAATAACTCTAATATTACAGCCGTAGCAAACAACGAGACTAATATAAATGCAGTTAAAAACAACGCTACAAATATAAATGCAGTTAACGCTAATAAGACAAATATAGATGCAGTAGCTGGAAACAACTCTAACATTACTGCTGTAGCTAATAACTCAAGTAACATAAATAGTGCGGTTTCAAATGCTTCTAACATTAACGCTGCGGTTTCTAACGCATCCAATATTAATAGTGTCGTTTCTAATGCAACAAACATTAACACTGTTGCTGGCAGTATATCTGACGTAAACAACTTTGCAGACCAATATCAAATAGCTTCTTCTGCTCCAACTACGGATGGTAGTGGTAACGCATTGTCTGTTGGAGATTTATATTTTAACTCTTCAGCTAATGAATTAAGAATCTGGAATGGTAGTCAATGGCAAGGTGGTGTTACAGCTACTGGTGCTTTATCACAAGTAACTGGAAGTGTCTTTACTGGAGACAACAGATACGAAGACAATATTAAAGCTAAGTTTGGTGCAGACTCAGATCTACAAATATTTCACAACACTGCGGATTCTATAATTAACGCATCTGGTACAGGAAATATTAAACTACAAGATCAAGGCAACACTAAACTAGAAGTTACGTCTACAGGCGCAACGGTAACAGGAACTCTTACATCAGGAACTCTTACAGCAACAACTATAAGCGACCCTACTAATTTAACTCTCGATTTCGGTACACTTTAAATGGCAAAATTATTAAAACTAAGGCGTGGTACTACTTCGCAGCACAATACATTTACAGGTGCCGAAGGCGAAGTAACTATAGATACCACAAAAGACACAGCCGTCGTACATGATGGCGCACAAGCTGGTGGTAGACCACTAGCTAGAGAAGATATGTCAAACGTATCTTCAGCATCTATCGCTAGTAGATTAGGTGCAGATTCTATAGCAACAACTAAGATTGCTGGTGGAGCTTTACCAACAGACGTAACAGTTACAAATGCAAACGTAGTTTCTAACGCTGCAATAGCTGGAACTAAGATATCTCCTGATTTTGGGTCGCAGAATATAACTACAACTGGAACTACTAACCTAAATGGTGATTTAACTCTCGGTGGTAATAGACCTAGACTTAATTTTTATGATGCAAATAACAACCCAGACCTTGCATTTATAAATGATTCAGGAATGTTTCAGGTCTTTGACCAAACCAATGGAGTCAACAGAATACAAATAAATTCAGACGGTCACGTTGATGTACTTAATCACCTAGATGTTAATAACGGTCTTGACGTAACAGGAGATATAAACTGTACTGGCAGCATAGATTTAGAAGATAGTTCTGTAGTTAAATTAGGAACTGATGATGACTTTCAGCTTTCATACGATAACGGTAATAACCAAGCCCTTATCTCTATGGCTACTGGTAAAAGGCTTAAGTTAAAATGCGATCAATTACATATAAATAACGCTGCTGATAATTCCAATATTTTATTAGCTGATGATACAGGTGCAGTATCTTTATTTCATGGGACAAGTGAAAAGTTTAAAACGCAATCAGGCGGTATTAGCGTAACAGGAAACATCTCAGTTTCAGGAACAGTTGACGGTAGAGACGTAGCATCTGACGGTAGTAAATTAGATGGTATTGAATCTGGGGCGACTGCCGACCAGTCAGCTAGTGAAATACTTACACTTATTAAAACTGTAGATGGTTCTGGTTCTGGCTTAGATGCTGATACGTTAGATGGTGTAAGCTCTGGTAGTTTTTTAAGATCAGACACAGCAGATACAGCAAGCGGAGACATTACATTTACTGGTGGTGGTGGTGCTGTAATGATTAATGATGGTAGTGATATAAGATTGCAATCAAATAGTAATGGCTGGACAGGAGATTACGGTGCAAAACTTCAGCATCATTCCAATTATTTATATATGCAAGGTGGTTCAAGTGGTCATATTCTTAGAAACCCATCAGGTACTAACGTAGTAACCGTAGATACAAGTGGTAACTTAACTGCTCAAGGTAACGTAACAGCTTACTCTGACGCAAGACTAAAAACAAACGTAAATACTATTAATGATGCTTTAAGTATTGTTGGTAAATTACGTGGTGTTAGTTTTGACTGGAAAGAAACTGGTAAGCATTCTATTGGTGTTATTGCACAAGAAGTAGAAAAAGTAATACCAGAAGTAGTTTTAACTAAATTAGACCCTGACCCTGTTACAGGAGAATCAACAGAAGTTAAATCAGTTGACTACGGAAAAATAGTAGGCGTACTTATAAACGCAATAAACGAACTTAAAGCAGAAGTAGACGAATTAAAAGGAGGTAAATAATGGCTATTCAAGGTTCAGGCACAATCAGTATGACTGATATTGTCGATGAATTTGGTGGTACAGTCCCCCACTCCTTATCTGAGTACTATAGAAACGGTGGAGCAGTTCCCGGAAACAACACTAGCGTGCCAACTTCCGGAACTATATCCATGAGTAATTTCTATAACGCAGTTAATGAAATACAAATAGTTATTTCTGGTAACACTACAAACTATCAAGTATCAAACGCATTTGGTTCTAACTGGTCTACTGCTGTACCAAAAAGACTTACCATTAATAGTAATGTAACTGTTGGTAGTAGTAACTCTACTCCTGCTATGGTTATTGAAGGTTCTATGGGTGGTACATTAATTGTACACAACAGTGGAAACATTATAGGACATGGAGGAGCTGGTAGTTCAACTGGTGCTGGAGGTAATGGATACAATGCAATTAGATCAGATCAGAACGGAAGTATAACTTTTTACAATAACTCTGGAGCTGGTATCTACGCTGGAGGCGGTGGCGGTGGTCGCGGCGGAAACGGAGGTACAGGTGGTACCGGAGGACAAGGTGGAACCGGAGGTAATGGTTCTTATCAAACTTCTACTGGTCAAATGAATTTTCAGGCACAAGGAGGAACAGCTTGGGGTTATCAGTATAGTTGTCAGGGTATGAGTAGTATGCACGGTTCAGGTTCTGTTCAAGGTTTATACTTTGAAGCTGGTCGAAGTAACTGGTCATGGTTCTGCCAAGCTTGTGGTGGTAGTCACTACTTTGCTACAGGAGGTTATAGATATAACGCTAGAAGTAGAAAAGGTAAGATTTTTCTTCAAGGCTTTGTACACGCTTGCTATGCTAATAACTCACAAAGCGGAGCAGGCGGAGGTTCAGGCGGTTCAGGCGGAGCCGGAGGAGCCGGAGGAGCTGGTGGTAACGGAAGAGGTTTTAGCCAAAACCAACAAAACGGTCACGGTGGTTCAGCCGGAGCAGGCGGTAACGCTGGTGCAGGCGGTGGAAACAATGGAAACAACTCCGGAGCTGGTGGACAAGGCGGTACTGGCGGACAAGGTGGAACTGGTGGTACTGGCGGAAACGGCGGTGGCTACGGTGCACCCGGTGGAAGTGGTAACTCAGGTGCTACAGGAAATACTGGAGCAACAGGTAACTCAGGTGCTAACGGAAACGCTAGTAATGGTAGCGGAGGTTCTGGAGGTTCTGGTGGAGGCTCTGGTTCTGGTGGTTCAGCCGGTGGAGCAGCAGGATACTACATACAAAACCGTCATTATTTGACATTACACAATTCAGGAACCGTACAAGGTCAATAACTATGAAAATGAAATTTAAGATTGTAGCCATGGATACTACTTCTATGAAAGTAGAATATTCAGATGGTACATGGGCTGAAGTCCCTTCACAACTAGGTGCAGAAAAAGAATATTATCTAAGAGCAATCTATAACCTTCAACCTAAATCAGTAACTCCAGTTTCTTTGAAAGATCATCCTATGAAAATAGGTGATGAAGGAGTTGTTGGGGAAGGCATACCAGAAGAATTTCAACATCAAAATAATGATGTAACAGAAATTGATTATGGTTCTGCTAGAATAATAGCTTATCCAACAGTAGAAAGGCAATTAGAAGCTTTATATGATGCTAGAGTTAAAAAAGACGACACTAAGCAAAAAGCTATAGATGGTCATATAGGAATAGTGAAAGCAAAATTTCCTGTAGATGACACTACGTATAGTCGTCAGGATATAGATAAAGCGCTTGGTGAGTTAAAAGAAGACTCAAAATGGACAGACGACTAGAAAGGATGGAAATTTGTAAGGGGTGTAATTTTTTTACAAAGCGAAAGTTCTGCAAATTATGTGGATGCTATATGCCTGTTAAAACTGCTATACCCTTTATGAAATGTCCAGCCGAGAAGTGGTAATACCCACATTAATAATTCCACCTATAGAAAAATACGAGACTATCTCGATACCTCTACCTACAGCAGATATACCTTTTTATATACCTTTAGTTGTACCTCCTAGTGATCTAGAAGCTCCTGAAGGAGTAGAGGCAGAGGCAAAGGATGAACCGGAACAAGGATTAAGAAAAGTAGACATACCGTTTACAGATTTTAAATTACCTGTCCCGG